CCTAATCTTCTTGATGACGATGGGTCTGATCCTAAAGTGCAGATGCAGAAACTACAGGCTCAACTACAACAGCTCATGCAGCAGCATCAGGCAGTTGTTTCCGAACTGCAGAAGGCGAACGAGGTCATTCTTACCAAACGTCTTGAAACTGAAAGTCGTGAGCGCATTACGGCCATGAACAATCAGACGGCTTTGGTACAGGCTGAGATTCAAGTTCGTGGTCAGGGTGCGCTCACTATGCTCAATGCGCAGATGGACGCGATTAAGCAGAGGCTAGACCTTCTTGGTGAGCACTCGACTATTGAAAAACAAGCACAGATCGACATGCAAGTTCAGCAAGCGCAGCAAGCGCAGCCTGACCAATCGGCTCAGCCAGCGCAATCTGTTCAACCTCAATCTTAACCGCAGACGCTTACGGGGAGAGCGTTATCACCCGGACAAAGGAGCAGTCAATGCCGAGAGATTTCACAGTCGCATCCACAACCGACACGCAGCAGGTCGTAGATCAGGTAGCTGGCGTAGAACATACTGAAGAAGTTGATGAATCAAAACAAAGTGCTGAACCGAAGCCTGAAGAAAAGTCGGGAGTACCGGCTGAAGAAGCAAAGAAGGAAGATAAAGGCGCGGTACATGACGAAAAGACGTTTGTGGAGCCGAAAAATGGCTACGAGCGTCGCATCAACAAACTGACAGCAAGGAACTATGCCGCTGAAAATGAAAAGTCCGCCGCGCTAGAAGAAAACAGGCTGCTCAAAGAAAGACTGGATGCTCTGGAAGCCAAGATTGATGGCAAGGCCGCTGCAAAGACAGAAAAATCTGCGGATCCAGTACTAGAAGAAAAAGAGCCGATTCCCGGCGACTTTGATAAGTACGAAGATTATGTCAAGGCCTCCGTGCGCTTTGGCGCACGCGCCGTCGCTCGTGAGCTGTTCAACGAGCAAAAGAAGGAACAAGAAGCCCAAGCCACTGAACTCCAGGTCAAAGAAACTGAAGATGCCCAGCGTGCGATGTTTGACGCGTATAATCAGCGCGTATCAGAAGCTCGTGGGCAACTTGAAGACTTTGACGAGGTTGTCAGCGCGGCGAACAGTGATATACCGGATTCAGCAAAATTCGCAATCATTGAGCAGGAAAACGGCCCTGAAATCGTGTACCACTTGGCCAAGAATCCTGAACTCTGTGAAGAACTCGTAGCTCTTCGTATGAGGCCATTGGCCGTCGCAGCGAAAATTGGCAAGCTGGCAGCAAAGCTCGCGAAGGCAAGCGCAAATGATGGGCCAACGAAAACTGGTGCTCTGGAAAAGAAGACAGTTGTCACGAAGGCGCCTGAGCCTATCAAAACTGTTTCTGGAACTGGAACACGAACTGAAATTCCCATAGACGAATTATCGTACCAGGACTACGCGAAAACTCGTCGCGGTAAATAGGAGATAGATCTTGGCAAACACTCTGCTAACAATCTCAATGATCACCAGGGAAGCCCTGATGATCCTTGAGAACAACCTCATCTTTGCGAAGCACGTTCGTCGTGACTTCGACGGATCGTTTGGCATTTCTGGTGCGAAAATCGGCACCACGTTGAACATTCGCAAGCCGGCTCGTTATCTTGGCCGTACTGGTCAGGGTTTGCAAATTGAAGATGCGACTGAGAGTCAGGTTCCTTTGGCCCTCACCACTCAGCGCGGCGTTGACATCGCGTTTACGTCCGCTGACTTGGCACTGAGCATTGACGACTTCAGCAAGCGGTTCATCAAACCTGCTGTCGCCAACATCGCAAACAACATTGACTACGACGGATTGCAGCAGTACCTCAATGTCTACAACTGTATCGGCACTCCCGGCACAGTTCCCAACGCCTTGCTGTCGTACTTGAAGGTTGGCCAGCGTTTGGACGAAGAAGCAGCGCCTCGCGATAGCGATCGTGCACTGATCATCAATCCCGGAATGCAAGCAACTATTATTGACGCATTGAAGGGATTGTTCCAGTCGTCTGACGACATTGCCAAGCAGTATGAAGAAGGAACGATGGGCCGCGTGATCGGATTCAAATGGTCTATGGATCAGAACGTCGGTGTCCAGACCATTGGTGCTCTTGGCGGCGCACCTATCGTCAACGGCAATGGCCAGACCGGAAGTCAGATTATCACAAATGGATGGACTGCCGTTGCCGCTCAGCGTTTGAATGTCGGCGATACGTTCACAATGGCCGGAGTTTACGCAGTCAATCCGCAGAACCGCCAGAACACTGGCGCTCTTCGCCAGTTCGTTGTCACAGCTCCTGGTGCCAGTGATGGCGCTGGTAACATGACCATCAACTTCTCGCCGGCGATTGTCACCGCTGGTGCCTTCCAGAACGTTACCAACTCTCCTGCAACCGGAGCTACGTTGGTGATCTTCGACAGCACTGGTACCGTGAGCGCTGGTGGTGGCACTACCACTCCGCAGGGACTTGGTTTCCATCGTGACGCGTTCACGGTGGCTTGCGCTGACCTACCGCTTCCCGGTGGTGTTGACATGGCAGCTCGTGTGAGCGATAAACAGGTCGGATTCAGCATCCGCCTTGTTCGTGCATACGACATCAACACGGATCGGTTCCCGTGCCGCCTGGACGTCCTGTACGGTTGGGCGACTCTGTACGCCGAGTTGGCTTGCCGCATCTGCAGCTAAGAATCAACCAATCTTTAGGTCGGGCAACTTAGGTTGCCCGACCAGGAGAAAGAAAGAATATGAATAAACTTCGTTTGCTCGTGCTCATGCTGTTTGTGTCTGTGTTCGCGTCTGTGATGTTCGGACAGGCCGTTCCTACGCAGACTACGCTGAGCTATGCCATCACCACCACGGCGCAGGTCACAATTTTCCCTGCGTCAAACACCGGCTTCCTCGTTGGTAACTACGTCTTCGTTGACTGGGAAGCAATGCAGATCACAGGAGTCAGTACGCTCAATACGTCGGTCACTGTGAGGCGAGCACAGCTTGGCACTCCCGCCACGCTGCACGCTGCCGGAGCGATGGTGCTTCAGGGACTGCCGCAGATCTTCCAGGCGTATGATCCTCAGGGCAGTTGCACAGCGTCTTCTACGCTGGCACAGCCTCTGATCAATGTACGCACTGGATACCAGTGGCTTTGCAGTTCTGTGAGCAACACTTGGGTTCCTGGCTTCAACAACTCATTTCCTGTCTCGCCTACGACCGCTGTGGCCAGCGCAGCCGGTCTTGTCACGCCGACTGGTCCGCTGTTCCACATCACTGGTACGAACGCGATCACTGGTTTCAATATTCCGGTTGGCTTCGCCAAGGGTACTATCTGTGCAGTACCCGACGCCATTTGGACTACGACGACTGCGAACAACATCGCTCTTGCTTCGACTGCGGTCGTAAGCAAGGTTGAATGTTGGACGTACGACCCGAACACGGCCAAGTTTTACCCGTCCTACTAACAGGCGGGCAGGCGGTACCATGGGCCAATGGGCGGCGAGCGCGTTAAGAGGCTCTTACGCGCTCGCCTTTACATCTTAATACCGCGCTGTGGCGGTTTAAGAGCTAAATAGGAGGTTTAGTGGCCAGCGATTTTCCGAAGTGGAAGCACCACAAGCATAACAAATCAGTTCTCGTGCATAGTCCTGAGCAAGAACAGTTGCTTGGCGATGGCTGGCACGATTCGCTTCTTGAAGCGAAAGGTCCAACGACTCACAGCATTCATGACAGCGTAAAGCCGGCATCTTCTGAATCGTATGCGCCGAGCGCCAGTGGTAGCGATGAGCGTTTGAGCGAACTGCTGGAAAAGTTGGAAGGCAGTTCGGTTCACGAACAAGTTGCTGAGCAGGAAGAAACTGCTGAGCAGGAAGAAACTGCTGAGCAGGAACAACCTGCCGAGGTTGAGCAGGAGCGCGGAGTCTGGCGTCGCAAAAGGAAGGTATAAATGTACGGAATTGACATCATCAGTAGTGCCCTTCGGTTGCTCAATGTAATCGCGGTGGGAGAAACCCCAACGGATGACCAAGCAGAAACTGGCATGGCTGTCTTTAACGATATGTTGGCGGCTTGGGGCCTTGAGCGATTGATGGTGTTCAATATCCAGCGACTGGTGCTGACGCCGTCTACGCTCAAGCAAACGTATTCGCTTGGCCTAGGCGGCGACTTCAACATTGTTCGCCCAAACAGGATTGAGCGTGTCGGTGTCATTAGTTTGAACAATCCGGTACAGCCGCTTGAACTTCCGATGGAGTACACGATTGATTCGGCTGTTTGGAGCGAAGTTCCTGTCAAAGCAATCAGCAGTACGCTTCCGCAGATTATGTATGACGATGTAGCGTTCCCACAGCGCAACTTGAGCGTGTGGCCAATCCCAACTGTTGGTATCCAGTTCGCATTTTATGTCTGGTCACAGCTGACTAAAATGACCGATACACAGCTGGATCTTGAATTTCCTCCTGGGTACAACGAAGCGATTCGGTATAATCTTGCAGTTCGCTTGGCTCCTGAGTTCAATGCTGAACTTAGGCCGGACGTTGCTGGTCTTGCTGCGTCTGCAATTGCGAAGATTAAGTCAAATAACATCGTTATTCCAGAAGCTCACTGTGATCCAGCACTTGTAGCTCGTGGTCGTAAAGCGTTCAATTGGATAACTGGAGAGTAGAGTATGGCAAGGTTTGGGTTTGTTGGACCATCGTACTCCAGTGAGTCTTTAAGCGCGGATGCTCAGCGTTTGATCAATATGTACGTTGAGCAGAATGAAACGAACGCTGGAGTCAGTCCTTACAACTTGTACGATCGCGAAGGTCTTGCAGTATTCGTCACCTTAGTGGGCGAGACAAGCGTTCTTCAGATATTCAGTATCAATGGGCGCGCCTTTGCCGCCGGATCTAACTTGTGGGAAATTCATGCAGGAGGAACTGCCACGCTCATCGGTAAATTGAGCGGACAAGGAACTCCTGTCTACATAGCCGCGAATAATGGATACCAGATTGCAATCAGCAGCGGCGGCTCGCTGTATGTCTACAATCTGCAAACTGGAGTGTTCACGGTTGCTGCGACAGGTCTTGGCCCTATCTCTCGTATCGGTTATTCTGACGGATACGGTGTTTCGCTTATAGCGGACTCACAGAAGTTTCAGATATCGGCGCTTGATGACTTCACACAGTGGGCCGGCTCCGACGTAGCACAGATCAGCGTATTTCCTGAAAATGCGGTCGGTATGCTGATTGATCATCGTGAGATTTGGATCTGGGGAACAACGCGCTCTGTTGTCTACTACAATAGTGGCTCAGCGAATTTTCCATTCTCTCCTATACCGGGCGGCACCATTGAACAAGGGCTGCTTGCCGCAGACAGTCCAGTCAGACTTGACAACAGCGTGTTCTTCCTTGGAGGTGACGAACGAGGATTCGGCGTCGCTTACCGTGTTAACGGATACACGCCAGTTCGTGTTTCAAACCATGCAGTTGAATCTGAGTGGCAAGGGTATGCAACCTGTGCTGACGCCATAGGGTATTCGAAGCAATTGAACGGTCACGCTATGTGGGTTCTGTGGTTTCCCACTGCGAATAAGACCTGGGTGTTTGACTGTGCTACGAATATGTGGCATGAAGAATCATTCTTCACCAAAGGGCAACACGCGGCTCATCGTGCTCGCTGCCATTGCGTCGCGTTTGGAAAACACCTAGTTGGTGACAGAGCTAGCGGTACAATCTACTGGCAGAGCAATAAGTTTTCAACTGATTTTGGCAGTCCAATAGTCCGTGTGCGCCGAGCTCCACATATTACGAAGGAGCTGACGTACACTGAGCACAAGATGTTGCAGATTCACGCTCAAGTTGGTCTAGGGCCTAACAATCCACTTTTCGGTACGCCTGTCGGTTATCCGCAACTTGTTGTTATTGATTCGCTGGGAAACCAGTGGTCTTTGACCGTTGCTCCTGATGGAAAGATAAACTCCAATCAGACTGATGGAACACTTGCGACCCAGTCAATCATCTTTCTTGACAAGAATGTTCCAGGAGCCTACTACTCGCTTACAGTAGTTGGAGCCAGCCTTGAAACAGTTCCGCTCGTGAATTACAGCGGTGGAGCATACAAGAATGTAAAGATGATTGCCACCAACGGATTTCAGGCTGAAATATATGTCAGCAATGGCCAGTTGATGGCGACTGTGCCGTATCAAGCAACTCGTGGTCCGCAGATTACTCTACGTTGGAGTGATGATGGCGGCGAAACGTGGGGCAATGATAGAAATGCTGATCTTGGAAAACTCGCTGAGTTTACGAAACGTGCGTACTGGTATCGCTTAGGAAGAAGTCGTGATCGTATTTATGAGATGACATTCTCGGATCCTGTACCTCTTAGGATCGTTGATGCATTTCTCACTGCTGATCCTGACTTCGCACCTGTTCAACGTATTGCCGAGATGCTCAGGAAGGGTGCATGAAGACATTTCCTCCGCCACCGATTAAGAGCCCATCCGCAGATGTACGAGGTAATCCAACAGAACCGTGGGTTCAGTGGCATCAAACTGTCGCTGAACAGCTTTCTAATTCTCCATCGTATGTAGCTGTTCCAAAATCGGCAACGGATAGCGGCACTGCCGGACAAGCGGCGTACGACGATGGATACTACTATCTGTGTACAGCGAACAACTCGTGGGCACGATTTAAGAAAGAGGCATGGTGATGATTCTGTCTCGCGTTATAGAAATTGTCAGTAAGTCGGTTGCTGAATATTTGAAGCCGTTACCTGAGTCATCGTTTGAATCACTTAATGTTGACTCACTGGAATTCTTGGAAATCGTGCAAGCGACAGAAGAATCTTTTGGCGTCAAACTTTCCGACGAAATGATCGGTAAAATTGACACAGTGAAAGATCTCGCTGATGCAATTGAAGAAGCGCAGCCGTGAAGATTATGGCACAGTATGAACGATGGGAAAACTGTGTTGATGAAATGCGACCGATATGGCGCCATCATTGGAACGAACTTGGTCTTGATCGTGGTGTGATCAAGCAAGATATGGATGAAGAGCGGTACAAGAACATGCAGTCTTCTGGTGTTCTTCACATCATAACAGTTCGTGCTGACGGCAAATTGGTCGGTTACTGTATATGCTTCGTGGTTCCTCACATGCACTACAAGTCGGCAGGTGAGATGGCATTAGCAGACATGTACTACATTCTGCCAGCGTATCGTGTTGGCGGAGCTGGCGTCAAAATGTTTAAGGAAGTCGAGCGTACACTCCGTAATCGTGGAGTTACACGCGGACACATGAGCTGCAAAGTTCATCAGGATCACCAAGCTCTGTTTGAGCGCCTCGGTTGGGAGTTTACTGACAAAACGTTCAGTAAGCTGTTCAAAGGAAACTAGTCTATGTCAATCTCTGGTGCAATCTTAGCCGCTGGTGTGGTCGGTAGTGCTGTCGCTGGTGGCATTGGCGCATCTGAAGCCGCATCAGCGCAAGAGGCAGCTGCGAATAAAGCTCTCGCTTTCGCTGAGCAACAGCAGAAAGATTCAACGGACTTTCAAAAGACCGAGTGGACTGGCCAACAGGCGACTGAAGCTCCGTATCAGCAAGCTGGTTCTACCGCGGTCACACAGCTAAGTTCAATGTTGCAGCCCGGTGGCGAACTTTCCAAAGACTGGACTGGTCAGTTCACGGCCCCAACTGCTGAGCAAGCTGAGCAGACTCCAGGATATCAGTTTGCTCTTCAGCAAGGACAACAGGCTCTACAAAGATCTGCGGCTGCTCAGGGAAATCTGCTGACAGGTGGAACTGCTAAAGATCTTTCAAAGTACACTGTCGGTGCTGCTGATACGAACTATCAGCAAGTCTACGGTAATGCCTTTCAACAGTATCAGCAGTCTTACAACCAATTTCTGCAAGCGCAGAACAACAAGTTCAATCGCTTAGGATCACTTGTCAATGTTGGGCAGACATCCGCTGGTCAGCTAGGCCAAGAAGGTCAAGCCGCCGCTAGCAACATCGCCAACATCAATAACAGTGCCAGTCAGCAAGTCGGCCAGCAGTACAATAATATAGGCAATGCACAGGCGATGGGAGACATCGGTGTTGCGAACGCTGTTGGCAACGGACTATCTGGACTTAGCAGAATCGGTGCTGGTATGAACATGGCGAACAACATACCAGGAACGATGGGAATGCAGATGGGTCTGCGAACTGCTCTTTCTGGTGGAATGGGCATGGGCGCTGGCTCGCCGATGGGAATGGGCCTCGGTACGCTCGGTTATGGAATGATGGGCATGGGCGGCTATGGCGGGATGGGCGGCTATGGCGGGATGGGCGGCTATGGCGGGATGGGCGGCTATGGCGGGATGGGCGGCTATGGCGGGATTAGTGCGCTTAGTTCTATGAGTGGAACGAATTCTCCGGTTGCCCCTCCAAGTGCAACTGACATGAGTATGTCTGGATACAACGTTCCTCCAATTGACAGCAGTCTTCTTGGGCAATACCAAGTCGCAAACATGGCCGGTCTTTACGACTAGGAGGATTAAGTGAGCACTGTACTGAATTGGCTTCCTTACCAGAAATTGCCGGAAACACCTGATCCTCTTGACATGGCGCAGAAAGTATCTCAACTTCGCAGTATGTCAGGCCAGCAGCAGCTTCAACAGCAACAGCTTCAACAAGGCGACCTAACCATTCAGGAAAAGACTGAGGAGATGGCCGCTCGTGCAAGAATTAACAGAGTGCTAGCAGGAGACACGGCTGCTCCTGCTGGAACTGCTCCTGCTGGAACTGCTCCTGTTGGGGCTGCTCCTGTTGGGGCTGCGCTTCCGTCCACTGGCAATTCCGCGTCACCTTCGTCTGGTCAGGCTACGCCTGGAGAAGTCAGTCCAGCTACTGGTGCGCCAGGACAACCGACAGCACCAGCGAATTCAGCATCAACACGTCTGACTTCTCCTGATTACGATTCACTTGTAAAAGCTGGAGGAACGTGGGCGCTTCCTCTTGTCAAGACATACAGTGAACTCGCGCAGAAACGTGCTGAAACGCAGAAGACACAGCTTGAGTCAAGTGAGCTTACCATTCAGCATCAGGCATCAGTTGCTGGAGCAATTGCCGCTGCAAAAGATCCTACAACCGGATTGACTGATATGAATACATTCAGTACAATTCTTGCTCATGAATCTAAAGATCCGGTCTACGGCCAGCAAGCGCAGCAGCTAGGTTCAAGGATTATGAGCATTACAGATCCTGCTGCTCGTCAGAAGGCAATCGATCAGTACACGAACTCCACGCAGATGATGAGTGGAAAGTACATGGAAGCGAAAGCTGCGCTCATGCGCGGTCAGTCGCTGATGACTGGAGCGAACACCAAATTTGAAGACGGTCAGTGGTGGGATCTTAGTGGTGGCCAGCCGAAACCGATTGGTCCTTCTATGATGACTCCGCTCACACCTGAGATGGCACAGTTTGTTGGAAAGAATCCAGGTGATCAAGTTCCAATTTCAGTTGCTAAGAAAATCAAAGAATCAATGGGCGAGGGAATCATTGCTGATACGGCACACGGTTCATCAATTCTAGTTGATAAGACAACTGGAAAAGAAGTAGCCAATCTTGGAACAGCAACGCCAATCTTAGCTGCGAATATACAAACTCCACATCTGACCAATGAAGCTCTTGATATGAACGCTCAGCGGTTCTTGGAAACTGGCCAGCTTCCTTCACTCGGTATGCGCGGTGCTGTCGCGCAGGCTGCGATCATCAATCGTGCTGCTGAGCTGTCACCGAGCGCACCGCTCGCATACAACAGTGCTCAGTATAAGTCGAACCTAAGTTCGCTTACGAATGTAACAAGAACGCTAGACACACTGTCTGGATTTGAGATGGCAGCGAATAAGAATCTTGATGCGTTTGAAACCCTCGTTTCTAAACTTCCAGACACTGGCGTTCCATGGCTGAACACACCTGTTCGTCTTTTGAACGAAAAATTGGTCGGATCTGAGTATATGCCAGCGGTGAGCGCAGCGAGGGATGTGGCACTGCGTGAAATTGCGCGTGTGACTAATGATCCTAAGCTGAACGGTGTTCTATCAGACAGTGCGCGTCATGAAGTCCAAGCCTTGATTGGTAAAGACGCCACGATTGGGCAGATTAAACAAGCCGCGCAGATTCTTCGTAACGATATGAACAACGTGCATACGAGCCTCAATCAGCAACGTGATGTCATCAACAATAGAATTCACAGTACGTCTGGAGTTCCTACTGGCCCGAATGGCGGAAAGGTTCAAGTCATTGCTAACGGCCAGACTATCACGCTAAACTCGCAAGCCGATGCTGATGCTTTCAAAGCTGCAGCATCAGCAAGAGGGATCAAAGTCGAATGAACACGTCACCAACAGATTTGAATGATCTGGTACAGCGATACGGAGGAACCATTGGTTCTTCCGCACCAGCCGTGTCTTCTGGCATTGATGATTTGGTACAGCGATACGGAGGAACAGTAGATGGGCCAGCAACCAAACCTGTTGATCCTTATACTGACCCAACCAAGATGCCGGCTCCTAATTCTATATGGATGGTTGATTCCAAAGGTGCCAATGGTCGTTGGATAGGAGCATCTTCTGCACCTGCCGCCATCAACAACGGTTGGCGCACAACAGGCCCGACGCATCTTGAAGATGAACAGAATAAGAAGACAAGTTGGGGCGATGTTGGAAACTCGTTCGTGAACATGGGAAAGGGAGTTGCTAAGACAGCGCTGAGCATGGCCAGGACACTTGGCCCTGTCGTGCAAGTCGGCCCAGGAGGTGTCAGTGTAGCTGACCCTACCGCCGAGCTACAGAAACTGGCCAGTGAAGAGAAGCAGAACTCAATTGACGCAATGAATCAAGCACCACCCGGAGCAAGTGGTGCAGAAGTTGCTGCGATGGGAGTTGGCGGTGCTCTAGGCATCAGTACGACAGATCTGGCAGCGTCAGCTCGCCGTGGTGATGTCAAGGGTATGATTGCTGCTGGAGGTCCAGCTCTTGGAGCAGCTCTTCTACCTGAAGCAATGCGTGGTATGCGTGGTATCCGCGGTGAGTTTGGTGACAGTATCACGAGTTACGAAGACGCAACAGCTCCTGCTTCTGCTTCTGGTGATCTCTATCCTGGCCGCCCATCAATAAGACCGCCGCTTCCAGAGGAAATGAAGACACCAATTGGTCTCAATCCTCTAGCAAAAGAAAAACCCGGTGACTACATTGCGGCCAGCTTGAAGCCTGATGCTAGGTTTGATATGCCGGCTTTGTCTGAGGCATCGCATGGCCCGCTCAGTGAGGCTATGGCTGATCTTGGGTACACTGGTGAAAACTTTGTTCGCGCTGGTAAGAACGGTCCCAAGCTGTTCAAAACGGTAGTGGATCATGCCATAGATCTTGCCGAAGACAGAGCAAATCAGGTATTTGATCCTATTAAGGATTACCAAATTTCTCTTAAAGGAAATCCTGAACTTGCTGCCGAATTTCCAAATCAGCAGACTGCTTCTATTGAAGCGCTGCGTGACAAGATAGTAGAGCTCAACAAGCGACTTGAGAACTCGAACTTCTACAATAAGGGAGAAGTGAAACAAGGCGCAGTAAATCTGACTCTGGACGAAGTACGACTGGCAGCTAAACAAGCTCGTGGGCTCACGTATGACGCCGCAGATAAGTTGCTTGGTGATCAGTATCCTGGAATTGGCGATATGACCAAGAATATGCGCGCGACTGAGTCAGCATTGTTTGACTTGAAAGAAAATGCAGTTCGCACGCATAACGCGCTGAGCGGTGAAACAGCGACCTACAACACTGTCAGTCCAGTAAAGCGCGGTGTCAACACTGTCGGTGCTGTCATGAAGACTGTCATGGGTGGCCAGCATGGTATGGTGCCGACTGCTTATGATCCCACCATACTCCGTCCAACTTTTGACTTCAACTACAATATGCGCCGAGCGTTCAGTAACGTCAAGGAACCTGTCCCTGCCGATACAGATCTTGGTCTGCAGTCGCCCGAGGTTCCTCCTGTCACAGGACTGACACAGAAAGCCTTGCCGACTCCAAGGCCAATGTTGTCTGCACCGGAAGGATATGTCGGCACTGATGCACCTGAGGGCCAGCCTATCCAGCAAGGTGGAAGTTCGTTGCCGCCGACTGCACAGCTACCAGCAGGACGAACACCTCTTCAGCTACCAGCCGCGCGGAGTATTCAACTTCCAGCATCATCGCTTGCTTCTGAGCCACAAACCGCGCCAAACCAGCCGTCGGGAGCCGTAAACACGACTTCTAGCGAGGCCGTACAGCCCTCGGCAGCTACCGGGCCAGCCCGCGCTATGCCGCTAAAAGTCCCTGAAAGTATGGCGTTTAGCATCGTGAAGGGAAAGATAGTTCCTGGCAGTGTTGAAGGAGCTGAACAGGTCAATCTTGCAAAAGATGGAACTATGAGCGGAGACCCCGGCACTGTGAAGCGGTACCAGACGCGCATCAGTAAAGATCCGAACGCCAAGGGTTTCCTTGCTCAATTTCAAAATGCAGATGTCACGGTTGGTGAGTCTAAACCTTCTATGACTCCTGGCGATTCTGGAACAACCAGTCTGTCAAACGAGGAAGTACAACGCGCTCAAAATGGAGAGCGATACTGTTCTATCAGCAAGAGTGGCGACATCACGGCGCATGGCGCTCAGCCTGATGGCGCGAGCAATTTGAAGGGCGGCGCTATTGTCAAGGTAAAGCCAGATGGTACCTATGATTTGCAGAGTGGCGACAGAACAATCGCTGATAGGTACAAGCAACGAGTGTTGAAGGCAGTGCTTGGAACTAAAGGAGCAAAATGAAAAGAGTAATACTGTTCCTGATGCTGTTGGTCTGTGCAAATCTGCTAGCACAGCCGACAGCATCGGTGATGCCGATGCCACACATCCAGTTCTTCAACAAAACCGGGCAACCTCTGGCTGGCGGTCTGGTGTACACCTATCAGACTGGGACGCTTATTCCTCAGGCCACCTACAAGGACGCCTATCAAGTAACCGCGAATTCGAATCCAGTTGTTCTGGACAGCGGTGGTTATGCCGACATCTGGTTGGCCAGCGGTCAATCTTATCGTATTGTGGTGGCCAGCAGTGCGAACGTTACGCAGAGTACGACTGACAATGTAAGCGATCCTTATATGCTGAATCAGTCGAACTTCGCCGTTCTAAACTCCACTGCGACACAAACGTTCAGTGGACCAGTCAGCACTGGAACTTACGGATTGACTGGTGGAGCGATCAATATTTCTGGAAACGGAAAATTCGGAAGTATTGATGGCGTTCAGATTTTCTGCGACATCTATTCTGGAACTATGGATCAGCAGATGCAATCGTGCATTTCTGCTGTCATCAGTGCTGGTGGCGGTGTTGCTGACGGGCGTGGCATTACGTCTATTTCAACTACGCAGTACTGGAATCGCACAGTAACGATCCAAGGTGCCAGTGTCACAGTTCTTCTTGGTGCTGTCAATCCAACTCTCAACGCTTGGCCAGTGTTCAAGATTCTTGGAAATGGTTCTGGCAGCGAAGTTGTGCGGATTTTTGGCCAAGGGCCAGATTCAAGCGGAACTGTCTTCACTGGCGGCGGTTCTGGAACGCTCATTCAACTTGGTGACGGCACCAGCACTAACGATCCGTCTAAAGTTGAAGTGGCAGGACTGTACTTGAACGGGACAAATCAGGTCGCCTGTATCACTGGCAGCTATGTTACCATGCCGTGGATTCATGACAACCAATTTGTCAATTGTCTTGGCGGGGCAGTGGTACTTCATTCTAGCAGTAGCCCACAGATCGGCCCGCGTAATGACTTTGGAACTGTGACCACAAACTCGCTGAACATTGGCTCTATTGTTCTTGACAACGCGCCGAATGCTCAGGTGTACGCCAATAACTTCTATCCTGCCAACTCACCGGGCATTAGGTTCACCAACACTCCAAGCACGAATGTTCGCTCTGCTAACAACAGTTTCCTCAGCCAGACTTTCGCGTTTGAGATACCGCTGATGTCAAGCAATTTGATTGGCTTTAGCAGTGTCGGCGACAATATCGTCAACGCTAGTCTTGGATGGGCAGATGTTGGATTGCTTGTTGATGGAAGTGGCGCGGCTGTTCCAATTAATCCTGACTTTGAGCACCTATACGTCGGTTCAACGCCAGCTACCGCGACCACGACAATAACGGCCGCGCAGGGGCTCAAAATCACCGACAGTTACATCACACCTGCCACGATAATCGCTGGTGCGACTGTTATCCCGTACAGTCCGGGCGTAACAACATTCAGTCAACGCGATAATGTTTGGGTCGGCGGACTTACGAATGCAGCGCTCAGTTTTAGTGATCTATCAGCTGGAAAGTTTGTGATCGGCGCTCTTCAGTACACTGGCAGTAGTGTCGCACAAGTTGGGCCATCGCTTCCAACAACTGGCACTGGTTCGGTGTGGACTAATCCGAACACAGGTGTCAGCACGACTACACTGTCAACTATGACCTTCAACAGCTCAACTCCAGCGAGTGGTCTGTACGGCGCAAATCTTGGGTTCAGCATACCAACCAGCTCTGTGATCACTGGAATTCAAGTTACGTTCCAGCGTTTCTTAAGTGGAGGTGTCACTGGCAGTGTGAGCGCCAGTAGTGGCCAAGTTTGTCTGCAATACAGCTCTACGCAATACTGCAAGAGTTCATCGTCATCGTGGACTTGGGCACAGGCTAATGAGACTGAAGGCAGCAGCAGCGATACTTGGGGAAACACGTGGACGGCTCAGCAAATCAACGACCCAAGTTTCGGTTTGTCAATTACTCCTTCGTTCATTGCGTCAACTGGATACTCCAGAGTTCTTAATCTTGGATACTACCAGATCACGATCTACTACAATTCTGGAGGAACGTTAGTTGTTCCAAACCTGAGTGTTCCAGGCCAGCAAGTCAATATCCAAGGTCCGACTACTCCGGCAGTTCTGGCAGTAACAACGAACTCGGGTAGCTGTAGTGGGTCATCTTGTGTCGTGACTGGATGTAGCGTCGTTAGTGGCGGAACTGGCTATCCTTTCACGCCAAACGTCGTTATCGGTGGAAATGGAACTGGCGCGACCGCTGTTGTCACTATGGTCGGTGGCGTCGTCAAGACTTGCGCTGTAACGAACTCTGGCAGCTACTACACGGTCGCGACAATTGGTCCACAAGCAGGAAGTTACGCGACGATGTACGATGGCTTGATTCTACAATGGGCTAGCGGTGTGAGCACAACGGCCGCAACTGGAAGTGGCTCTGGACAGACACAGGTCATTCAATTTCCGTACACATTTCCACACGCTTGTCTTAACGCGAATATTGCGACACAGGTCGCCGCGGCGACGCCAACCGGAACACAGGCCATGTATCAGCAAGTCGGCGCTTGTACGGCTGCGAATGTAGAAGTCTTGCTTGAACAGTTCACCGGCAGTGTCACTGGCTCAACGTACATCCCAACAGTTCTAGCGATAGGGTGGTAGATGACTCAATTCACTAACTACACGCGCAGTCAGGTAGCCGCTATCTGTAAAGTGTACGGGCCGAAGATTATTGGACTTCCACCAGGTGTTGATGGAGCGCAACTTCTTTGGGCCATTTCTGGAAATGAATCAAGCTTTGGTGTGAACTGCGAACCTCGGTTAGAGCCGGCATACTGGACTGGACAATACTCTCATGATCCGGCACAGGCAAAGCTCAATCAGCAGTACGGCCCAATCGCCGCCAGTAGCGTCGGGCCTTGGCAACTCATGGCTGTCAATGCGGCGCCGTTCGGTGTAGCACCTGTTGAGGCCTCTATGCAGATTGACAAAGCTGCTCAAGCCACAGTCGGATTCTTGAGCCATCAACTTCAACGAGAGAAACCTCCGTCACTGGAGATGATTCTCAAAATGTGGAACTCTGGTAACTGGAAGGGTGCGTTCGTGCCCGCTCAGTACATTGTAGAAGGAGTGAAAAACTACGGGGTCGCACTACCTGTGGAAGGAGGAGCAAGTGACACTACCGAAACTTAATCCCGATACGGCGACAACGATTCTTGGTGTCGTCGGCGCTGTCGTCTACACTTGGCAGCACGCCGCCAATCTTGACGCCAAGCATTTAGCGCTCGCCTGTACCGTAGCTGTGTTCGGCTATCTGACAAACAAAGTCGGCAAGTAAGTGGATCCATTTCAAGGACTGGCCAGTTTCATTCTTGGCCGACTAAAGCAGAGCGCTGTGTCTCTGTGGCTCAGGCTGCTGTTCACCATGGTTCTAAGCTCAACGATTGCATTTTCGTTCACTTGGGGAACAGTAGGTCTAGCCACAGGATCAGTTTCAACCGGATTCTGTTCTGGATTGGTAGCGATGGCGCTGGCCATAACACTTCAGTTTCAAGGTTCAAAACTCACAAAAGGAATGTCCTTAATCATTCCAACGCAGATTGTGCAGGAAGCTGTGAAAGAGGACACCACCACGATCCAAGGAGGATCATAATGCGTAAGATTCTGTTCGTCATTTCGTTGGTTCTTGGCCTAGTCGCCTTTGGTGCGGCGCAGACCACGCCCGTCTTTACCGCCAACACGGAGGCCGTTGCCTTCCACTACAACAATGCGTGGAACGTGGGAACGCATGTGTCCGAGTCTTTTGATTTCTACGACACGGCCAGCAAGAACCTGCACGTCTATGTTGTAGGCCATGAGTATCTCCCCGGCGATGGTACGTTTGGATCGTATCTGGGCGGAGCGCACGTTGACTACAACCCGGCGAAGTGGCTTGCCAAGACGAATGTACCCGCCAACACCCTGCTAATCGGTGGGGATGTGGCGATTGGAGAAACGACCTTCACGGCTGGCAACAAGTTCACTACTTACGTCGGGGGGACGTTCAAGTACAATTTCAGTAACGCGGTAAGCGGGAGCATCCTGAACGCTGGCGTATTGATGGGCAACGGTTTCAAGTACCCCGTCATCTCGACTGGTTTGATTTTCAAGATTGGAAGCAAGTAACGATATTGCCGTTGCCTCCTTCGGCAATCTAAGGCCCACGCCACCCTCTGCTCGGCACAGAGGCATGGCGTGGGCCTTTTGACGTGGACGAATCTTAGTACTCCTCCTCTTTTCCTTTCACGATTTTTCTATCTTTCCTTCTAATGCTGCCAGGACTTTGCGCCTTGCTTGTGGACTCAAAGAATGCATCCCTGAACCGAGGGCGCGCAAACTCTATCATGCAGTAGTTTGCCGCGTCCATGAGAAACTCAGTGTTCTTGGTCTTTTTGTAAGTCTTGACCCGTAGCGCCAGATTACCGAGTGCATCGTGCTTGTCAGGAAACTGGTTCTTAATATGACCGTAGTTGTGATAGCCGAACGCCATACGGTCAAGCATTCCCTGGATGAACTGCACGTTAATCTGGTCTTGCGGTATGCTGTCTGGCCATTTCAATGTGATCTTAGCCAACGAGTCCTGCCTCCTTTCCAAGTTTAGATGTATAGAACATGACCTCTTTAAGCACCCTCTGATCAGGCCATCCCATAACGGCGTCAAATGGCAGCGCAAGTTCTCTGATGTACGACCAGAAGTTGTGATAGCACGGTTGCATGTTCTTGGCGTTGCCAATTCTGGCTTCGCGAATACAGTACAGAGCGCCATCCAAGCAGTCGGCGAACTTGAGAACCTGTTTCTCCGTTTCCGTCAGCGTTGGCATGGGCCAGTGAGAACCCTCCATGATCGCTTCTTCAATTGCGTTCACTTGTTCACGAAGTCCGTACGCACGTTTCGCTGGAGCCGGTATGTCGCCAGTAGTTTGCTCGGCCATGTCGTGTCGCAGTGCCGCGACCACAAGGTTCTTACTGGCGGTGCCTCCCGTTAGTAAATCAACAAGCATGGCAACACCGAAGCTATGCTCGGCGACTGTGTTCGGTTTGATGGTTTGTACCGTGTGAAAACGCTGAACCGCGCCTCCACCGATCAGAAACTCTAATTCTTTTAACAATTTGATCCTCCTACTGCAAAACTGGAACACACAAGTTGTTTTTAAGCCCTCGCAGCAGGTGCGGTAATGGTGTAGGCCCAAACCGCACTGCCGGAGCGCCAAATACGTCGCTAGAGCCTCTAGCGACGGTTTTGCTACTTAATACGCTGTTTTAGCCATAGTTCGGCGGCAAAACGCCAATCGGGAGATGCGATATCGCCAACGTGCAGCATCGGATTGCCTTCCTTGCCCTTGTGGGTCATCCATGCTTGATACATGGGCAGTGCCACGGTGCTGAAGAACTTGTCTTCGTACATGTGACTGATTGGGTCACTCAGGAAGTTTTTCAAATCGTTATCCCAAACATCAATCGGAGTATTCACAAGAGGCGATGGATCTGGACTGTAGACTGTCTTTGGCTGACCATTCAAAATCTCGGTCAACTTGCCGTCAGGGAATATGTTCGTGTACAGATGGAAGTTGTTACTGATCTGTCTGTACTCACCAAGGCGCACTCCAAGAGCAGACGCAATGTACTCTTGGAGCATACTGAAGTGAACCGCGTTCGCGCCATAAGCGCCCCAGATAATATCGTTTGATCGGCAGCATACTGTCATGTTCAACACGCCACCCAACAGGTCAAAATAGACGTGTGTGTTGCATGGAACATCTTTGCCACCAGCATCGGCTTTCTTTGGATCACGCTCAGGATCCCACATTGTCAGCACAGCCCGGCGACTGGCAGGGTCTCGCTTCAAGTGTGCGATCAAGCTAGCAATCTGGTCAAATCCGAACCAAGTGCGCCAACGGAAACCGTAGGCTCCGTGATATGTCAGTCCATCATCACTAAACTGTATGAACTTACTGTTGAACTGACAAGGCCATGCTGTGTCATTTCTACCACCGATCATCCACAACGCTTCCATCAAATGGAAGAATGGGTTGGCATCGCGCACAGAGTTGTATAGAACTCTGTTCTCAGGATGGTGGTATACTGTCGTTACAGGACATGGCATTGTCAGCGCCGTGCCATATCTTGTTGGAACGACTATTCCGTGTTGGCGCAACAATCTTATTCCATAGCAAAGTGCGGTGTCCACATCATCAACATGCAGAACGTACATTTTTTCTATCTCCCTTGGTACCTTGATTTCGGCGTACCTTCGCCAAGGCGAACGCGCTCGTACTTGTCAAACTCGCACAGGCAGTTCTGTAAATCCTGCGCGTGTATCTCTGGTAGTTTTGCCTTCGATCGTTTTGCTTCAACTTCTGCAAGCAGAACGAGAAGTTTATCTTTCCATAGTTTCTCAGGCCACGACTGCTTGGTTGGATATTCCATAACACGATTCAGTCCACGTCGGCTTCCTGGGCCGCTGGCAGCGAACGTAAACCAGTCCGGCGCCGAGTTCCATTGCATCGTGTACTTAAGATCAGCTACGACCTGTGCCGCCATGAAACTGCCGAGGCCATTCTGGCGCATCAGTGTCTTGTGCAAGTTGGCCAAACTCGGGTCTTTGGCAAACTCCTCCGTGATCTCCTTTCGCTTCTCCCACATCGGGTTAAGAACATACTGGACAAGATAGTCAACTTTGTCCATGGCGTGGCCATTGGTGCTTACTATGTAAGCGCCGTTGAACAGGTTACCAGACTTCTTACGAGCACTACAAGCCTTTGTGAACGTAGCGGGGTGCCACGGTACCGGGTACCCTACGGCAGCTAGAGACATGGGAAGATTGAGCAACCTTGCCACGACCATAGCGAACCACAGATGCTGCTCGCCATCATGCGGAGCGCGCCAGTATTCTGCAATCCAGGCTGTAACAACGTCAAGTTCTCTGTACACGTTACAGAAACGAAAGTCACGCAAGATAGGGTCACTTGTCCAAGGTTTCGTCAACCCTTTCTGTCGCTTTGTGTAGATGCTGTGGCGTTCTTTGATCCAATACATCAAATCATCTGTACGCATATTCACTTCTCCCAAGGCCGCAATACTATCTGCGTAAATGTTTCTCCAGCGCATGCTCGCGTAATAGCCTTCTCATCATCTGCGTTTGCCGGCTCAAGTATGTCGCGACCAAGTTTGTCAGGCAACAGGCCATTTCTGTATGTCGTGTAGTCACATCCTGCACAAGCGCCAAAGTCACGATCTCCAGCGTACAACTTTTTTCTCGCGGCCGTGAATCTGTCATTGTTCCATAGTTCGGGCAGTGTTCTGTCAACGATATCACCAATCTTGTAAATGCCGCGCCAATCGTTGCAGCACAGAGCGATAGTTCCGTTCCACCTTACGCTCAGTTCACGGAACGGTTTGGCGCAGCGTTTAGCGACTGGAGCACTGGTCGGCTTGCCAGCGCATCCACAGTGATTAGTGAGGTTGCTGTGACTTCCACTTTTCGCCGTGTTCAGGTCTTCAATGAAGATGACCCTGTGCGTCTTGGGTGGCCAGCGCCGGTGAGGGCTGAAGTCTAAGCTGTCCTTTGGATAGTCCACAAAACCGATTGCTGCATCAATCTGTGAACGTAGACGATCGGCAGCCGTGCTGAACTTATAGTCGTCGATTGCCAACAGGTTCAGGCCAGCCGCGAACAAATTGCGGATATTGATGTTACAGTCGCCTTTGAGCAAGCCGGCTCCGTTTGTTGTCATCATCAACTGGTTCTTTGGTAAGAATCTACGAAACACTTCAATGATTCGTACATATTCAGGATTGAGTGTTGGCTCACCGTGCATGGCAAACTCAATCCTGCTAGTCCAACCAGCGTTGTGGATGCTGTTGGCAACAGACGCAGCCAGTACCGGAGTAAGAAACTTGTAATTCCCGGCCTTGGCGCGAATACCGTTGATTCCGCAAAAGTCGCACATCAGGTTGCAGCCCTCAGTCATTTCAACCTGTATGGCGAACGGTGGCTCTTGTTTATAGGGCACGCGGTTCTCCTTTGTACGATGCGAATGCACGCTTCCACTCAACCTGCACATCTGTCCTTGTTGCGCCGTCCCATGCAGTCTTGGTTGTCTTCACCACTGTGAAGACATACTTTGGGTGCAAGGCCCGAAGTCCATGGGCACCTTCAGCTTGCTTCTCCAGTGTGCGATAAATACTGCACCCACCAGGAGCTCCGCTTCTTTGCTGATCTTGGACATAAGCGGTTGTAAGCCGAGCTTGATATCCAAGCTCAAGCAACTGTAGAGCTACGTCAAAGTCCTCCATGACAGTGAGCCTGTCAAACCTCACATCGTGTTGCTTCATGATGTCAACACGGTAAGCCAGAGCTCTAAGCATCCTACTATTGTAGGAATACGGAGGTGCAATGCGGTTCCCGCCTTCACGAGCTAAAATGCTCCCGTGCGCGTAATGGTCAAGAGTTGACTCAACGTCCTTGATACAGGCGACGAGTTCGTGCTCCTCACATGGGTAGAACTTTGTTGGATCGTCAGTGCGGCGAATGAAGAACCGCAAGTCATCATCCAACATAAGTATCTTTGGCCCATGCTTCCCAATATCGTGGCTATCAATGATGGCTTGGCGCACATCACCGATATGTTTGGCTCGTTTGTCGCACACCATCAGCTTTACGCCATCCTCCCAGTAGCGAGACATCCACCCATTTTCTGCATACAGATCGCCTTCTTCGTGGTTGACCACTACTGTCGTGCGCTTACGCATCTCCTTTGTGAGTTGCTCAAGCGTTGTCTGCTTTGCCTCAACTCTTCCTCGTGATGGAACGTAAATCTGCATCATAGCCATCCATGCTCCTTTCTCCATTTGTCAATGCTTGTGTCGTGAACCTTGCAAACGCGAAGAGCGCTGTTCTTGCCACGCGCCATTGCAACAAGACCTGGGAACTCATCGCAGCATTCTTGCAGTTGAGTCAGTAGACCTGCGGCCTCGCGCGCCTTGCGATCACCAATTCCGCCCTTCTCGTACCAGCGAGCTTTGTAGAACAAGAAGTTGTTGACCAACACAAGACCATTCCGTGCAATGGCCAGCGCGGTCATGTAACTGTCGTGGCACATGGAGTGCTTAAACATCATGTTGGCACTCGCATCCATGATGAACACTTTCGTCTTAACAAAACGACGATAACTGTACTTCTTCATACGGAAGAACGGGTTTTCCATGGTGGCCACTCCACCATATGGAGCATTTATTTCGCTCATTTGCTTGCACATCTTGTTCAATTCGTTGATGTAAATCCAAGGATCAGTTTCACAATTGAACACTGGACGCCAGTTGTTTCCATCATCTGCGCGTACCGTGTCATTATCGTAGTAGTCTGATCTTACAGTCGTGAACGCCTGAATGTTGTCGTCCATGCCGATATACCACGGCCCTGATTCTTGGCCACGCTCGTGCATCTCCTTGTGGTATTTGGTTATCCAATTTCGCTTTGCCACCAAGTCACTGCATGGACAAACAAGTGGATGACAGAAATCTGACACTTTTCGTACCCGAGCTGCTTGCACGCTGTCGTCAACAACTACGAAATGGTTGACTCCAGACGCAGCCAGAATGCCCGGTGTACTCATTCGCTCTGTGGCGCGGCTTACAATGTAGATTGGAATCACTTACGCCTCCTTGATCTTGCGTAGTCCTTCAGCGCAGTCAACAATCCTGACTGCTCTTTAGTCTTGCGTTTCACAGCCCTCAGCATAGCTTCGTCAACTGTGTTACGCACCACGATGCTATGCACGAATACATGACTTGATTTATTGCCCTGACGCCTAAACCGCTTAATGAACTGGTCCCACAACTCTTGATCCCAAGTCAGCGCATACTCGCAGATATGCTTGCAGTGTGATTTCTGCAAGTTAAGACCGTGGGCCATAGCGGCTCTGTGCGCCACAAGATACTGAAGCTTTCCACTATTCCAGTCGGCCTCAGTCTTGATTAAGTCCTTCTCCTTTGTACCGCCGCCAATGACAGCATAGCTTCCATTTGGAAGAACTTTTATTATCCTTGCAAGATCATGATCAAACTCGTACGCAATGGCGAGCTGAGCTCCCTGCAACTCATCAATAAGGTCAACAAGCGCATCAGTCTTTGCATCGTGAAGCTGCACAGTTTCCCTCTTGTTTGGCGGTTGTCCCTCCTCAGGTATATCCTGGTAGTAGATTCCACCGTTGGCCACTTGTCTGCACTTGATACTAGCTGCCGCTGCGCTCAGCGCTGTGACAATCTTCTCTCCCTCCAATACACTCAGCATATCGTCCTCAAGTTCATCATACACCTTTCTTGCGCTGTCTGGCAAGTTCACGCGTATAACGTCCGGTACAATTTCCGGAAGCTCAAGGTAGTCGCTATCTTCCATTCGCAAAGTCAGTGGCGCGATTCGTGCTTGAATAGCCTCCGCACTTTCTGGCTTAAGAACCCAAGTGTATCCGCCATATCCTGTTGGCGTGAAGTAGTTAAACCGGAAATGCGAAATATACTGCCCAAGGGAACGCCCAAGGTCAAGTATGTACATCTGCCCGAATAGATCCATGTATCCATTCGGCATTGGACTACCAGTCAGTATCCAGCGACGCTGGAACTTACCGAGGTACGGCTTAAGAAGTTTGAACCGCTTGGTGTTCGTATGCTTGAATTTACTTGATTCATCAACTACAAGCGTGTCAATCTTTAAGTACTCAAACCGCTTTTCTGCGAGCAGCCACGGCAATCCATCAGGGTTAATGACATAGATATCGGCCGGCTCGCGTAACGCCGAATCTTTATCCTTACCGTGCAGAACCACAACTTTCAAACCATGGAAGTCAGTCCAATCCCTTGCCTCGGCTGGCCAAACCAACTGACAAACGCGCAGAGGTGCGATTACCAGAGTACGCTTGGAAATCTTTTCTTTAATCAAGATCTTAATGGCCGCCAGAACGATACTTGTTTTTCCAAGTCCAGGATCCATGAACAGGCCAGCCGCGCCATGCTCAAGTAGAAACCGAACTCCCTTCTTCTGGTAGTTATGCGGTTTCCAAGGCCGACTGGAGGATTGCGATTCCGTCGGCTGCGTTGTCACAGACATGAACGACATATCCCAGTTTCCTCAGCCTTTCAATTTTGAATTCTTGAAGCTTTCGTGGTACGCCACCGGGTCGCTTGAACTCAATGAACAGAGGACGCCCGCGAGAAAACAGAAATAGCCTGTCAGGAAACCCGCGATTGCCCATGATGTTGAGCTTTATGTGCTCAATTCCATGTTTGTCTGCCCAAGAAGCGACTCGCCTTTCAACTGTTCGCTCCAGCACCTGTCTTGATACACTCAAGTTCTACCCTCGCATCAACACACAGCTCAAATACGTGGACAAACAGCTTAGTTGCAGATTCTTTGCTGTCGCCCATCTTAGACTGAAAGAGTTGGCAGTTCCTAAGAAGGTCGGCCGCCACGCGCTCGCGCAGCGACAGTTCCTTCTTAGGCTCTGGAAAATTCAATACTGGCATGGACCGTTCTTACTCTTACTAAAGAAACACCAGCGACACTGGTAACCTGGAGTCGGCGCAAAACGTGTGTCGTTCAGCATGCCTCGCGTCTTATCCACCCACTCTTCTTGCAAAATTGGTAGCTGCTCGCGAGTAAACACATCTTTCTGTTCTTGCCCGTTGTCAAGATACAAGTGGGCGGCGTCAATGACTTCGACCTTTGGATAGATCAAGAATCCGCCCAGCGCATACAGGCTACGTTGCTCAGCATGCTCATCGTGGATCTTGCCAGTCTTATGATCGTCAATCTCAAGTATCTTACCTTTGGCTTTGAGGAAGTGCACGTCAACTTTGATTCGCAGCCATGCATCAGCAGCGAACCAACTAGTCTGCGCCCACGCCTTTGTGAAAGTCCACTGGTCTTCAGCTTTCGCTTTGTAGCGCCTCAGAGCTGCGAACTTTGCCTTGAACTTGCTGAGTTCAGGCGGCAACTCTTTTATCTGGCCCTTAGTATGATCCTCAGCCAATTTGTGAATCCGGTTGCCGCGTTCCATTGCTTCGTTGCTTGGCTCTTTGATCTTCAAAATGATGCTGCACTTCGAAGCGAACGGGCACTTCTTATACTGCTGATACCGGCTGTACGACCAAGCTGTAATCTGATTAACGACCGCCATTTACTCCTCCAGTTTGGTGAGACTTCCCCAATTTTCGCCTACCTTGCCTTCGCTCAACATTGGTAGATCAAACTTCACATCCATCATGCACTCATTGAGTATCGCCATTTCCTCTTTAAGTGCCTTGCGCGGCATTGAGCAATTGATTTCGTCATGCACCGTCACAAGGAACCGACTGCGGCGCTTTGGGTGATTGTGGTAGTTGATCAGCGCTTGTTTCGTACAGTCTGCCGCGCTACCTTGAATAAGGTAGTTGAGTAGCTTATATTCGTAGGTCATCATTCTGCCATGCTTCTTACTGAAGCTGGCTGGCTCGCTGTAATACTCTCGGCCTCCCTGTGTGCAGATGCAGTCTCCTTGACGGCCAGCACTCCGCACGGCTTTTTCCAGTGCGTGATAACCGGGCAACGCTCTATCCATAGCGGACAGCACACGGCGGATAGTCGCCACATCACATCCCAACGCACTGGTGAGGGCCGGTACTCCGCCTCCGTATAGGCGCTGGAACACGAACTGCTTCACCTTACCACGAATAAAATCTTGATCCGTGTACTGCTTGATGCCATCATGGACGATACTGTGGACATCAAGCTTTGGATTTGCCAGATATGCGGCCAGCAGTTCACCATCCTCAAAATGAGCCAGAATTCTTAACTCCTGCTGGCTGTAATCCCTGTGCCCCCAAACGTGGTCTTCATTGTCTGGTAATAGGTACTTTCGCATAAGCGGAAGTTGTGGAAATAGAACAGTCGTAGTCTTGCCGTTGCTCTTGAACGTAATTTTCTGCTTGGCAAGAAACGCAGGATGTTCCCATCCATCTCCCCTATCCTCAAATCCCTTCGGTATATTCTGGAAATTTGGGCTGCTTGACAAACGGCCAGTTCTGGCTCCAGCAAAGTTTCTTGCATCAGTACCGTGCGACTGGCGCACCTGATTCCAGCTTGTGTGGATGAGCCCACCAGTCTTCACAGCAGTGTTGAGCCAGCTTTCCATGAACATACGCAGACAGGTCGCTAGGCGATTACGGTATCCGTACACGCTGGCGATCTGTTTGTCATTGAACATATCAAGCGTAAGGTTCTTCTTGCTCACGCTTCGCTGGCCATTCGGGAAATTCTTGGTCGGCTTCGTGTAATTGAACTCTGTTACAACTCCACAGCGCTCAAGCGCATCAGCAAATTCCTTGTCGCCATCAATGTTGAGGTTCGATGCATTCAACCGCTTACGAAGCCAGCTATCACAGAACTCCAGGACTTCTTTGTACAGCGCCACATCGTAGGAAAGCTGCTCAACATCAACATTGATACCCTGCGTTTCGTTCTCAAGCAGGATGGGCATTAGCTCGCATTCACGGTTATAAGCCGGAAGCATACCGCGCTTAACAATCTTTGGATACAGCATTTGATGCAAGAGCAGAGTGCGCTCAACATCACCATTGGCGTACTCGCCAACGAGCTTACCCGGTGCTCGGGCAATGTACGCTCCGGCCGTCTTTTCAGTAGACTCTGGCACGTTGCGTACAATCCATTCGTTCATAACATCTCGCTCTTCCGGTGGCATATTCAGCAATTCTGTTGCCGCTGGTTTCAGGCTGAAACTCTTCGCATGTGGATTATGCAGAAACAACTGATACAGTGTATCGTGCATACGGTTCCACGGCAACGGTTTCATGCCCATGTGGACAAGCGAAACATCGTAGTCAAACTTCGCATTTTGAAACAGTAACGGATACTTGCCAGTCCATGCATCGGCCAGTACGCGCTCAGCTTCCTCCTTTGAGCAGTTGTTCTCAGTTGGATGACCGAAAGCGTAGTACCTTGATTTCTTCATTCCAGGTTTGCGAATAGCGAACCCGGCTGGCCGTGGCGGATAGTCTGGCCTTGGCTCTATACCATCAGTTTCAAAATCAATTACCGTTACTGCTGGAGCCTTTGTGTCCATGCTGATCCTCCCAGTCTCCGTTGGCGTAGTCAGTCTTCATCGTTTGCTGCGCTTGTGAACCTTGTGTCAACTCTCGTAGCCTTCTAACAACTTGAGTTGCTGTTAAAGACTCGGGACTGTGAACTCTTTCAAGGTATTCCAGGCACTCACTGATTGTTGCCTCAGCGAACCTTCCGGCCATTTGGCTTCTCCTTCTTCTTGGCGCTAGTTTGCTGTTCTTCCTTCAAAGGCAGATCGCTCACTTGTGCAAGAAGCTCGCCGCGCTCACGACGCCCGCGAACAATCGCGTAGCGTGCATAGATACGCAGAAGGAACGAAACACGCGCCTTTCCTAGCTTCTCTGAACTGAGCATCAATTCAAGTTCAGACTCACTGGCATCCTTCAGTTTACCAGCTAATGCTTTCCACTCATACACAGTCTCTTCTGCCATAATTCCTACTTTCAACGCGCAAAATGCGCCGTGCCGCACCATTACCAGCAGGCCAGCGAGCGCTTAAAACGCTCGCTGGCCGTCTTGTTTATGGCTCTAAAAAATCCGGTTACCGAGTTTGCCCTTAGCAGGTGCCTCGGGCTTGTCTTCCTGCTTGCTGTAAGGAGTGTACAGCTCGGTCTCCTTTGTTTTTCGCAGCTCAAGCAATGCGCCAATCTTCGCCTTGTCCACTTTCTCTTTCATCGTGAACGTGACCTTGAATTGTGTCTTGGCATCGCGCACAGTTCCGATCGTTGTGACGAACGCCAGCGGCGGAGCAGTATAGACCTCCGCAAGTTGGCGGACGTACCCGGCCCATGCCTTGACACTGGTGACAGGTAACTTCACATACGCCAGTTCAGCATTCGGCACATCTTCCAGGTCACTTTCGCTGATCAGCTGCAAGCGCCTCACATTCTTACACGCCTTGCCACGGCCAGTGTCGGCGCTGCCGAACTCATTCTTGGGACAGCCCTTGCACTTCGCATTCTGCGGCTGACTGCTGTTCTCGTGGGGCGCCATGTCGTCTTCGTCAACTCCAAACGCGAAGCACACCGGAGGCTGCGGGTTTTCTGAATCGTACGGCCCGTCGTACATTGCGTTCTCCATCACATGGTTCAGGATAACGCAATTGAGCTTGTTACCAGGAATTTCTGCGTTCTGGTAAGTCAGAACTCCGCCGGCCATGCGAATGAAATTGCTGGTGCCTACGTTTGACTCAACGCTTGTCGCTGCTTTTGCCAGATCAGCAAGATCCTGATCCCAGTTTGCCACTGCTGTCGTTTCTGCTTTCTTAGTAGCCAAGGTCTTAGCTCCTAGTACAGAGCCGGCAGAATTTCTTCTGCCAGCAATGTCTTGTAATTCTGCCCATGAAGCGGGCATACGGGTTGACAGTCGTTGTCACAATTGCACACGCCTTCGTAGATCGCTGCGAGAATGGGGTCGTCCATCACAGTTTCGTGCAGCTTACGCTGACGGTTGTGAACTTTGCAACTCCAGGAACGGTCTTTCCATTCTCCCAGATTTCCTTGACGGCTGCTTCTGACAGCCTACGCTGCAACAGATCAAAGCGCTTCTTGCTACGAACGTAGGCGTAGAACTTGTCCCAGTCCTCAACACGAGGAATGGCCTTTGGCGTGGTCTGCACGCGCGCCACGCGACCGGCGACACCGCTGGTGTCCTTCGGCAAGGAGTTGATGAAGTACTCTTTGAGCGCACTTTCCAGACCTTGCAGTTCATCAACCTGCTTCTGTATCTTGAGGCGCTTTTCGCGTGTCTTGTACAGAAGGTCAGCCTTCTTCGCATCACTGTCTGGAAGTTCGTACTTTGATTGAGGAGCCACTGCTTCAGTTGCCATACTTCACCTCCAAGAGTTTCTTGAATGCCTCGGCCATTCCAGTTTTCGGCAGTGGCTTGCGATACGCGCCGCATTCTGTGCAGAACGTATTCGGGTTGCAATGATCAGGCACCGCCAGCGAATGACCGTGCTTGACCGCTATGGCCAGATCAGTTACAGAGATTGGCCGCTTCTCAGGATGAACATATTCTTTCATCTAGCGCTCCGGATGCCGTCCACAATGATTCTGTAAAATCCCAGTGGAGTAGTATTTCTTACCTTCCTTTTCTTCGCACACTGATACACGCTGCACAATCACTGGCGCTACATGGCCCTGACAGTTGCTGCGATCCATCATCTTCGTTTCAGCACTCGGTTCGTAAACCTTAACCTTGCTCACACGACCTCCAACGACTACAAAGGACTCGCCGACGTGGTACTCGCTGTCAGTTATTGTCCTCATAGATCTACCACCGCCCTCCATCCCACAAACACTGGGAACCTTGGTCTATCCTTACTTCCAGTTGGGAAATACCGATACGTCAGTACACGATTCAAGAACGCGTGTGGGTTTTCCCAAACATCCTTTCGCTCAGAGTCGTCAAACCCACTGCCGACATTGAACTCAATATTCGTTTTCATGTCGCGCACAAACAATGAGCCCATAGTCCCCATTGGCTCACGGCCATCCTTAGTGGCGCGACGCTTGAGCCGGCCAGTCGGTTCACGCCATGCTTCGTTGGCGTTGTGGAATCGCTCCTCGATGCCGACAACAATGGCTTCACTGTCCATAAACCGTTTAACCTTCAGCAAGTAGCCTTCCCGCACAGTGCTGCGTCCTTTCTTATACGGAGCTCTTGGATCTCGCACCATAGCACCCTCAAATCCTTGCGACAAGCACTCTGCCTCAAACCCAAGAAGTTCATCATAGTTGTTGATAAGCTTCTGTGGTACTACGAACATGCCGATCAGCGAACCACGTTTTCTGCTGACCGCATCAGTCATGGCTTGCATTCGCTGTTCAAAAGGCACTTGGTCAAACCTATCAATGCCTTCTTTGTAAAACTTGTCAAACACATAGAAGTTGATGTCCGGCGTGCCATCCATGCTCATGACAGCACTGCTCGTGTTGCGAAATACATCTTTGTGTGTTGGACTGCCGCAGATTAATTCGCCATCAAGTCCTTCAAACAGCACGCTCCCGTACAGATGTTGTGTGTGCTCATTTGGAATCAATTTGAGATTACGACTCAGCAACTGTCCGCCTTGAACACTGGCCCTTATTCCATCCAGCTTTGGGCTGGCCAGCACAGGATAGCAAAGTTTCTGCAACTCGCTATCAGTAGTCTTACTCGCTAGCATTGACTTTGTAAGAATCACTCGTTCACCTCGTTGACAGTACTCGGAATCAGTTCATCAATATCAGCTCCAACAAGATTCTCGTACACATCCGCGACGTAGCGTATATCTGGAACTCTGTCCAAGAAGTAGGCACCACGTGAACCTTTGTCAGCAATCGTTGCGGCAAGGCTAAGATTCGGGTGCCACATGCGATCATGCCAAATAGTGGGATCGCGCACGCTATCGCGTAAACGGATGAGAAGTCCAGAATAGTCGTCTACGATTTGCTGATTGAACTCGTGTATCCCAACCGCTGCCAACAGAACAATAGCTGGCAGCATGGCAAGACTTATACGTTCATGCTGGAGTGTTCTGCCAGCGGCAAGATACACCACTACTTCGCTGATCTCCGCCGGGTTTTTCACGCCACTAAAGAAGTACGCCCTAGCTTTGTCCATTACCGTTTACCTAATACAATTGTACCAGTGCAAAGGTTTGACTGCAATCGTAATTTAGCAGCGAAGTGCAGACTACAGCTTGATGCCGCTGGCATACCTATCTCCGTTATAGCGACCGACTGTGGCGTAGCTCTTATCACGCCGTACTCTATCGTGCTTGAAGAACACGACCTGTCCAATTCTGTCTCCAGGTTGTAGAACTATTGTGTGATTCTGGAGCATATTCTTAAGTTCAAGCGTCAAAGAACTCCCATGCCAGCCGGGGTCGCACCATCCAGCGTTCAAGTGTTCCAAACCAATTCTGGCCATACTGCTCTTCAGTTTGTACTCAGCGCTTATGTAGTCAGGCAGATTGAATATCTGCTGTGTGTGCGCCAGAACGAAATTTCCTGGAGCCAAACAGAAAGTTTCACCAAGCGAGCATTCAACCTCAATACTTGAAAACGGCTGGCGCTTGTTCAACCACACATACGGTTCAGCACAATAAATTTCCTTCTCACGAATAAACCGATCGCCTAGTGTCACATCCATGCTTGACTGGTTAATGAGCGATTCATCTGCTCCCTCAATCACGCCTTCTTGAATAAGCAACTTTATGTAGTCGTAAGTTAGAATCATTTCTTCCTCTTGTGGCACTCACAGTCACATGTCAGCATGTAGCACAGACAATGCTTCGGCCGTTTTGATTGATCTGTTGGTCGGCATATCTTGCTGAACTTTCCTGGAATAGCCTTCTTTATCTTCTTTTCTTTGTAGCGGTTCCTTGTGGGCGCAACGTAGCCTTCTGCCACTTGAAGCGGATTATGCCTCATCTTGTCCTGTCCCTTCGCAGTAGCTACAATCACTCACAACAACTCCGTGAAATCCACGACTCAATCTTGTCTCACCAGTACCTTCGCACGCGCCACACTGATGTCCCATCAGTTTCAGTGCTAGATCGTAGCTGTGTCGGCGCTCTTTGTTCTTTAGCACAGCGTAAGCTCTTGTCACATCTTTAAAGAACTCGATATCTCTTGGGCGCTTATCCGGATGGTACTCAATCGCGAGCGCAAGATACTGCTCCCTTATCTCTACATCACTACTTCCTGGCCTAACTCCTAGGACTGAGTAGTGCGTCGCATGCCGCAACTTAGAACTTGTTTTTCTTTGCTGGATTAGCTTGTCTTTCTTTGTCGTAAAGCTCGCCAAGTTTAGGACCTCCTAGCTTGTTCAATTTTTCAAAATCACGTATCGCCCACAGCCTCTGTTGTCCTTTCGTAGCTGTGTAGACGCCCATTCCGAAATTGACCTTGTTGAACCCGGCTCGGCGTAATTCACGAGCCAGTCCATTCGCAGTTACCTTAGTCTTTTCCTCAGGATCGTACATAAGTTTCAACTCTTCAGTTGTCCACAGACTGTACGGACGCGCAACTCCTCCTACGACTAACTGCTGATCAGGATACTCGCGCAATCCGGCGACCCAACTCCCGAGGTCTGATCTCCCATTTGCAATCATCTCAGTTTTGCTGACCGTGCTTGGCGCGTGGCCTTGTGGCTCAAATCCAGCCAAGTCAAGATTCAAGAAATAGTCAAACAGATGTTGAGCGCCTCTTTCTTCGTCCAGCCACCGAACATAGCTGTGATAGAATCCATTTTCGCGCGGCTTACTTCTTACTTCGTGTATGAAGAACCGACGATCTGTATCCTCAAGGAAGAACGCATCTGGATGGTTGCTGGTGAAGTAGTAGTTAATTCGGTCAGGAACCGTATAGCTTGGGATGTATTTTGGATTCAATCGCAATAGACGCTGTGTGATCATTGACTTCATTCGGTCGGCGCTATTCCTCTTATCGCCTCCTGTAATTTCATCTCCAACCACGAACTGTTTATTTTCCGCCCACTCATTGTGCGTGGATGAAAGATCACGGTCACCAATTTCGGTTCCGTTTTCACCATAGATACGGAACATTGTGTGCCCGACCAAAGTCTTACCAGTACCTTGCTGAACGCCCCAAACGACAACAGCGGAATAGAGCTTTTCGCCAGGATGCTGAATTGGATAGGCCAGCCACTGCTCAAACCACCGCTTATGCTCATTGTCAGCACCATCAAACAAGTAGTCCATTAAGTCGTGCCACGGTTTCACATTTCCTGGTTCTGGATGACAGCCCCAACCATTCCATGCATTGAACTCGTTATTTTCTGTAATTCGTGGCTGTCCCGGCGCATACGTTACTCTGGCAACGCAGGAGCGAATAGGCCATTTGATCCATTCTTTAGGAGCACTTCGTAAGACAAATTTCTGTGCGCCACCAGCGCCGATTTCTTGGCTCATGTATGTGCGCGGAGCATAGATGTGGTCTATGAATGCCCTTGGGCTCATTCTTTGGCGTGTGTCTAATCGCAGCACTAGTCCTGGGTCGCTGACGTACACCACTTCTTCATTCAGCTTGAACAGTTCACGACTGGCGTCCCACTCAACAGCCTCTTTTAATTTTTCAACAAGAGCTTCTCTTCCTTGTGCGAATACCAAATCATCAAGCCCGCATTTCTTTCCATTTTTCAAAGGATCAAGTCGGGCGATGAACACCTGTGCCCCAAGTTCAAGTAGCGTGCTGGCCAGCGCGTTTTCTGCTTGAATCACGAGTGGATTTGTTACAGCGTCGCTGTCGTAGCATATCAGCACTCTGCGGCCAGTCCACTTGAACTCAGCAAACATGGGCAGAATCGGCATATTATGCTTGACTGCCTTGAAGCACCAGACACCACCAAGGCCGATAGTCGGTATCCCGTGTTTGCATCCACAGGCCGCTTTCAATTCGCCCTCAGTTATTACTATTCCAATAGTCGGATCAAGTGCGATGCCGGCCCAGTCTACAAGAGGAGGAAGGTACAACTCATTCACTGTATCTGGCGGCTGCGCGTAACGAAGTTGCTTTTTCTGGTCAGCGATCAGTGCGCTAAATCCTGATTCTGTACCGTATTCCAAATATCTGTAACGGTAGAAGTCTGTTTCTTTACCGTCTAAATCAAAGTATGGAATGGCGAAACCAGCTCTGTGGGCTGGTAGAACTTTAAGCGATGTTGACGCCATTTCTGGCCCGGTGAATGGCGTGAGACCAAGTGACTCCGCATCATCCTTCGTCAACGTACTATCTTGCAGTTTTGCGAGCATAGCACGCTCAACATCATTATTGGTTTTCAGAGCTCCGCTTGGTTTAGACGGAGAAGGCGCGATACCCATGTTCATCTCCGCTATTTAATTGTGTGACAATAGTCCCGTAGAATTTGAAGTGCCATGCTTGTACGACTAGGAACTTTGAAACCACGCAGAGCTTGTGTCTTCTTATGGCGGAGCACAATCTCTGCAGCATCAGACGGCGCACAATCCCTCAATGCATCCACAACAGTTGTTTCTGCCTCTAGTTCTTTAATGAGCTTATCCTTGATTAGGCGATCAAGGACGTCAGTGATACCTGTGTCCAAGGGTAGCAGAATCGTACACTCGGCGGATTCTTGTGCCATATTCACGCTCCAATGTAGTAAGTATAGCACGGCCAACTAAGTGTGAGCAAATGTGCTTAGTACCTCAAACTCACGATTGTAGCTTACGCTGATGCTACAATGCCCGGTACCTATATATGTGGCACAAAACGACACAAACCAAGACATCCAGCGAGCGGTTTAAGCACTCCGCCCATAGGGCGCCAAGGGTACGGGCCAGCCATTTTAGGGCAGAAAAACCCCGCTGAGCTTGTGACTCAGCGGGGCAAGGGAGCGACGGCTCACAGGCGCCGTTCGCGTTGCTACTTCACAGCTTCGAGGTACTCCATGCGCGTGAAGGCGTCCTTGATGCGAATGCGCAGAACAATTTCGCGCTCCTTCTCGGACTTCAGAACCAGATCGCTGTCCACAACCTTCTTGATCAGCTCATGTAGCGGAATAGCCTTCTGTGCGTAGTCGCGCACATAGGCCCACAGCGAGCCGGCCTTCGCGTCCTTGATCTTCTCAGTGGCGCGAACCTTGGTCGCGTACAGCTCGTTATCGGCCAGCTCGGCCAGAGTCATGGGGCGGCGCTCGGCCTTCTCGGCCTTTTCAGCAGGAGCCGACTTCTCGGCGGCAGGAGCAGCAAACTTCTTGGTTTTTTCGGCTTTCGTTTCGGCAGCTTTCTTTTCGGCCATTTTGACTTCCTCCTTGAGAATTCGGGCAAGTTCAACTTGCGCGAATGTACTAATTGTAGCACCAGGATCGCTCGGTGACAACAACTTGTTTATCACAGAAACAACATTTTGTTGCTCTGTTGGTTGAAGCCATAGGCTGTCAACTGTGTCGTTGTCGATTTTGACAACTTGGACAGCGTGCCCACGATTCACAATGGCTGTAATGCCAAGAACTCCGGGTGCCACTGTCACCCCGGCGCGCGTGCGAAGATAGCACACGCCGTTCTTGTCTTGAAGTACGACGGCCGTCACACCAGCCTCTGTTTCGCAAACTGCCGCAGTACATCACGCACTTCCTTCGCGTCAGAATGTCGCCAATGGCTGATGTTGTTGAGAACGTACAGACACTGAATTTGCAACGTATGTCCGCGCAAATCAAGTCCAACCTCTGCGTAACCGACCGCGTAGTTCAAGCTCGTCGAGTAGCCCTTCCTATCGGCCAGAATCTTACGCAACGCTTCGTAAACCTGTGATTCACTAATCGCCATTTCCTTTGGCCTCCAATGGCTTGAACCTTGTGCCACTATGTGTAGGCTACCTGTGTTGATAGCTGATGTGCAATCACAAACATACTTCTGTAGTCTTAAAATGCCCTCCAGTAGTTTCCGTCTATTACGCGCACTTCACCAGTGCTGACCATCAAGCTCAAAGCGTTCTGCAAGCTGGTCATGTTGACGGCATGCTCCTTGCTCATAAACCCTCGCAGCATGTTGAACGACATGCGGTATTGCTGACCAATCGGCATGGCCTCTTTGATCGCATCAAGAATTTCTTGGGCTGTTGGATTTTCCTTGTGCATCTATTACTCCTCCGTCCAATCTTCTGGACACGCCACTATGTTGAACTTTGACGCAGTAGAAGCATTCGCGATGGCGTACACATTCCAGGCTGTAACACGCTTGCCTGTAAGAAGCAACCTGCTTCTGATTCGTTCATCGATCACTTCGGCAAGTGTTGCTTTGCCAGCAAGTATCATACACACGTCGCAGGACCACATCTCTAGTACGACAATTCCTCGTACCCAGGACTCACCATCACTAATTCCTGTGGTTAGTTCGTTTTTGACGACTCGCATGGTGTCCTTTCCGTATAGCGATAGGCAAGCGGAGCGTTCCCATTCACGTCAAGATAATCCTCAAGTTGCCGTAGGACGCTTACTGCGCCGCCTTTGAAGCACATCTGCTGTTTCACGATGGATAGGACACTACGGCCGCGCCGTCGCAATCCTTTGGTTTCAAGGTGCAGTGCTCCGCGCCATGCGAGCATCTGCACAAGCCTAATTGACTCTACGCCCGTTATCACCGTTGCCATCAGTGGCCTCCTTCAGTTTAACGTACTCGACGCGGGTCAGGCCGTTGCGCTCTAGCACACAATCTATCTTACGCAGCATTTCGTTCGCCAGTCGCTCTTCTGCACCAGCCGGTGCCTCAATCAAAAACAAAGCTAGATTCTGTGTACGAAATTCCTTCTCCAGCGCTTCTATTTCCTTATCCAATGCTTCCATGTCCATAGCCCGTATCCTTAGCGGGTTTGCCCGTACCACCACATTACAGGTTGCGATAGCGTGTTGACAATCAGTTACTGCCAGCCCTACGTTGGCCAGCCAAACAGGTTAAACAGACACTTTAACAGATATCTAGCGAGCACTGTGCGCCCTCCTCCCAGCAGGGCGGGCGGCAGCGGCCACCGCCTTTTCATCGTGCCTGCGACACAATGTGCTGCGAATTCCTTCATTCGGTGGCGGAACAGCGCGTCCACACCTTTGACAACTTCCGTACTTATGCCGTATCTTCACCTAGCCCTCCTTTCAGTAATGCTTTCGCATGTACTCTTCAATAACGAACTCGTAGGCTGCGTCAGTAGTACCCGATTTACGGAGCATTACACCCATCGCAATCAGTTCTTTGCCTTCCTGTGCTCTGACCTCTTTGTAGATTGGGAATGGGTACGTCACTAGCTCCACCTGCTCACCATTGATGTCCATCACTCGGCCGCGCCACCATCCAAGCTCGCGCAGTTCATTGCAGCGATAAAGAATACTTCCTGGACGATCAGCCAAGCACGGATAGTACGCGCCATTCCGGTACTGACCCCATCGCCATATACGCGATGTGAGTTTCCAGTACGGCCACATTCCACGCCACGACAGCATGTACCACGACCTGATGTTGTGAGCATGAACAAACATCTTAAGCCGAAGTTTGTTTGTGCTGAGGTGTCGCTCAACTATGAAGTCGCTGTAGCTGGATCGGGTCGCAACACCCAAGTGTCCTAGATTCCGGTACGGAAGCGCAATCTTAAGCATAGAACCTCACTTTCGGCTTATGCTCAGCCTTGTAGTGTGCCCGATACGCTTCGTCAGTATTGAAGGCTTTGGGGCAGATAGGGCAGATAAAGCGATGGTTGTCCATGCGCCTATTGAACTCTTGTACCCTGTTCTGCATTCGCAACTTGGCGCTGTACTGCATCCGGCCGCTCATTGTCCCAACACCAGCAACTCAGCTGTGAATACACCGTTGTTTGGGAACACACGATAAACCTTGAAGTTTTCGCCGTAGAATGTGAAGTTGTGGAAACGTCCGCGCGTCGCGACGTACTCGCCATCGGGCACTTTGTCTTCATCAACCATCTTGTAGGTTGGGCCGTGTCCGATCAGTACACGGTTTGGAGTCATGCGTTGCGTAAGGGTTGGCTCGTCAGGTGCTTGTTTCTTTGCCATATCTGGCCTCCATGTGCGCCTACCACGGCGCAACTGTATAATGGCAGCGGTGATGCGTCGGTTGCAATCACAAACTACCGCAACATTTGGCATCTACTCCTCCTTAAACGGTGCCAGAGCCGAACGCAACTCAGCCCATGCGTTGTGATCTCTGGAGGATATGCGCTCTACTTCCGTTGCTGCTTTCACCAGCCGTCTTACCTTCTCGGCTTCACCAAAGCATTCTTCGCACCACTCATCGTCTGGCCCGTGTATGTGGCGAGTCATTTCCCCTCCTTCAGTGCGTCCAGAACCGAACGCAACTTGATGGGTGCATATTCTGCTACTTCCTCTGTGCTGGCCTTTCTGTAGTGCATCATTGAAACTGGGCCTAGAACTTTTCGAGCTTTCCGAACATCACTAGCCGTAATAGCCCTCCCGCATTGGTAAACGACCACATCATCTTCCAGGTCGTGAAATGCCTCCATGTCGTCGTCGCCACCTAAAGCAGCGAACGGCTGTAAATTTGTAGAAAGCTCCTCGATCTTCTCTACCGCACAATCGAGGTGGTCTTTCCAGCACCCATCCCAATGAGTTTTCCCGGCCTGACGGCGACGGCGTTCCTCTGCGCTGGAGGCTGCGTGGTACTGAGCAATCAGTTGCGCCGCGCCTTCGATGGCGCGCGCCATGCGTGACGGTTGTCCCGATTTTAAGCCGTACGAGTATTCTTTGTAGAACTCCTTGAGTATCAGATTGGCGACTTCCCTTGCCCATTCTACTTCTTGCGACTCTGGTGTAGGCATCTCCTATTCTCCTAGCGTTTCTTTGAACATCTGCTCGCACGTATTAGTCCAAGGCTCTCCGCTCTTGATGGTGCTGACCGCAAATGCCCTGAACTTCTCCAGAGCATTGATCTGCCGCTGCATTGCAATCAGCATCTCGTACTCGCTGGCACTGCCGCTAGACACAGGAAGAATCTTCCATGCGTCCTCGTCCTCGGCTGCAAACTTCTCAGCATCTTCACGGCGAGCGAAGCGAAGTGCGTTTTCGCGGTCAAGCGTCCACATGATCTGACCTTGCTCCATCGTCCGGAACTTCAAGCCTAAGCCGGTCTCGCTGGCAACGATCCATCCCGCGCTGGCACTGCTAGAGGGCGCGTGGGCGGCGATGATCTGTGCTGCCCTATCGCCCAATGGATCATTTCCCTCTTCGTGTGGAATTGCACAATTGAGTTCCTTAATTGCTGCTTCCATCCACGGCTGTACGGGCTTCGCTTCGCCCGTCTGCGCTGCTGCCCCAACTGTCATCCCTGTGACAAACGCCGTTGCTGGGGCGGTGTAAGGTATGGTAGGTAGTGCGCCCGTCTGCGCCGACTTTGTACCTAGGCCAGCGGGGCAATCCGGCTTATGCTCAGTCCAGTAGTTAGGACTTAGGCCATCATTGATAAGCGGACAGTTACAGGTTGTCGTGGTCTGTGCTATTCCATTTGGGTAGAGCCAATCGTGGCAGGTCTTGTCCGTGCACCACCAAGAACCGTCGCCCGATTTCATATTCATTCCACAATACGGGCAGGTCGGCGCGGGATGCGCTGGGGGAGTAGATGGCTGCACCGGAATCCCAGTGCAGATATGCTCCCTACCGTCCGGGTAGTAGAAACTCTCACCACATTTGTAACAGATTCGATTGTTACTCATACTTTTATCCTCCACACGAACTTGATGAAGTAACCAGCTAGCGTCATTTCTCCTCTTCCGGCGGCAGGTTATCCTGCTTGTGCTCATTGATGAGATGTTCCACAATGCGGAGAGCTTCGAAGAAATCGCCCGCGCCGTTAAAGTCAATGAAGATGTGCGTGGGATTTTCGTCGCCTTGAGAGATGCAGAGTACAGCGGAAGAGGTTGAAAGTGTAATGTCCTCAAATACATTCATCTCCAACTTGATAGTGAGGTCGTTCTTGATAGTCATAGACATTTTGTCATTTCTCCGAAGCGCCGGATACGCGCTCAATCAATTTGAAACCTGCACGAAACACCCATCCGATGCCCCAAATCAAGGCGACAACGGCGTAGAAGAGGAGAACGAACAGGCCGAAGGATATAGCGTAGTCATTGCCTGTCCACCAGCCGAAGCAGAAGGCCGCAGCCGCCCAGAACAAGATGACCCAAGGCGCGGCGGTGATGAAGCCGTGCATGGCGGTGCGCTTGGGAAGGTTCTTGAGCTTCCATTCGGCCTCGGCACGATGGCACATCCCGTGCGTTTCTGGGGCGTTTTCCGGGAGCTTAAAGAAATCGCCGCACCTGAAGCAGCACCAGAAATCAGTTTTGTAGCCGTAGGAAAAGACCTCGGCCCCGCACTTGCATTTTGCCCCGAACTGATGTGGCTTGGGGCACCAAGAGCAAATTCGACGCATGTATGTCATTTCGCCTCCTGGTACTCTTTGCATAGAGCGTCGAGAACGGTATACTCGTCCATGGACAGGTGCTCAGTATCGAGAACAATTGGCCCCATCGGGATATTTTCCGCGATTCGCGCATTGAAGAGTTGCGCCAATGACAGAACTGTAACAAGACCTCCGCGAATGGTGTACGGGTTAATTGCATATTCTGAAGTGTTCATTTGGCCTCCGCGTACTTGATAACAGCGTCTTTAGGCACGCTCCACACGGTTCCTTTCCGTCTCATACTCGTACAGGTCGCCATTTTCCAGCGTGCAGCCGGTCAGTGCCCACTCGACTTTGCAGTTACCGTAGGTGGCAATTACCGCCATCAGCCAGTTGATTTTGCCTTCCGCCCAGAGCTTACTGCTTTCCGCACAGAGCTTATTGCCTTCCGCCCGGAGCTTGTCGCCTTCCGCCCGGAGCTTACTGCCTTCCGCCCAGAGCTTATTGCCTT